CAACTGGGCTAATGATGTGGCAGCGCCTTCCTCGTGACCCTTACCTTCAGGCCGTTTAAGGTGACTGACTGCGAACAAGCATATAGCCGTTTCCTGCACAATCATTCTCAATTTGGTCATGATCTCATCCAATGCTTTACGCTCATCACCATTGCTCTGTGCTGAGATAATGATGCTCACATGGTCTAAGAATACAAACTTACATTCCAGAGCCTTTGCCATGTATCGAACACGGTTGCAAATGTTGTCGATGCTGTTACTACCGAAGCTGTCGTATAAATACAACCTACCAGTGCCGAGCGTGTCAGAGAATGCCTTCTCTTTTTCCTCATCTGTGGCATCCACTTCAGCTAAGTGTAAAGGTTTGTTGACACTTAGGCTCATCAGTGATAACCCAGTCTTCCTCACCGATTCTTCCAAGAACATTAGCCCGATATTGTGTTCAGTCTCGTGCAATAGCTTGTAGACAATCTCACGAAGAAATTGTGATTTGCCTAAGCCACTACCAGCAGTCACAACCACCAATTCCTGTGATCGAATGCCACCGCTGACCTTGTTCAGTGCCAGCCACGGATAACTGGCGATGGACTTTTCCAGAGGTTGCATCACGAGGTCGTGCAGGTCACTACCTAGCACAATGCCATCAGGAACAAACTTCTCAGCCTGCCACCAGTCCTCAACGAACGCCTTACTATCATTGGCCTTGAGATAATCGCAAGCGTCCTTGTAGCCCTGTCGTGCCTTCAGCACCGCTGACTTACCCGAGAATAACTCTGCTACCTGTTGCGCTGCTTTCTGCCCTGGTTCATCAGCATCAAAGCAAATGACAATCTTTTCAAAGGAATCTAGGTACTCATAAGCCTGTTGACACGCCTTTAAAGCAGCACTGGCCCCATTTGGTACGGAAACAACAGGAAACTTACTACCAGTCATTTGGTAAGCCGCTAGAGCGTCTAGTTCACCTTCGACGATGGTAATGGCCTTCGCAGAGCTTGGGTTGAACCTATCCTGCCCGAATAAGATGTGATCGGGCTTACCCATCCAACTAAACTGCTTGTCCCTAACAGTACGAACCTTAAAGCCAGTACCATAGGGATAGTAGTGCTTGGCTTCATCGCCTTTAATACCATAGAATCGACAAGTATCAGCACTAATACCACGATCAGGAATGCCCAGCAAGGCACTTAAATGGGCTTCTACGGGCTTCGCAGACACTGGCACTAGCCTAGGTATCTCCAGAGGCTTTCTAGCCTGTTGTGGAGCCTCTGACGGCTCTAGGTAGGTTTCACAGTTATAGCACCATTGATGACCATCATCGTAAAGGCTATTGGCATCACTGCTACCACAAGATTCACAGGGTATGTGGTGTAAGAACTTACTACTAGGCTTTGTAATAGGCATTTTCAACCTTTCTAGCCTGTAGCACAGACAAAGCCGTTAGAATGTCGTCACGCTCACCATCAGGGCAACGCCGCACTGATTGTGCAAGCGTCTTCAGCACCAGGACTGTGTCAATCTGCCCAGTCTCAAGAAGCTCGGCAAGGTCGTTAATGGCGAAGACAAAGGTGCGTTGGCCCCTATCGTCGGGAGTGTCAGAGTATTGAATATTCATTGTCTTTTATCCTTTCCTATCGGAAGACATTAGCAAATGGGTCTTTTGTTGCGTTTTGAATAATATCACGGGTAGCACCACGCTTCAATGCGTATTCGCTGCCTTCGTCGGCAGGGTCAAAAGACCAAAGCAGTGGTCCATTGGAGTTATAGCGCCCAACCTTAAACACGATACCCTTCTGTGCGGCTCTATAAAGCACTCTATAGGGATCAGAGAGGTTGTAGTACTCTCCATAGTCATTCGTCGTGAAAACCCGTCTAAGCTCCTTTTTAGGGGCTTCAGCAGGCATTGGATACAGAGACCACTTAACATCCCTGCCGTTGCGCTTTTTTCGGTAAAGCTGGTTTTGATCATACATATGATACAACGCACAGTAGGCCCGCCACTTTGTCTGAATTCCAGCAGCGGTTTGGAATTGAAGACAGGTGAAGACAGGCTTTAGGGTTTTGATGACAGACAAAAGATTGTCAAAGTTCTTAGGATTTTTTAACTTCTTTCTCATGTTATACCCTTTCTATAGCGCTATTAGCGCTATTAGTGTAAATAAATAATAAGTAATAAATATCTATTACACTATCATTGCTGATAATGCTAAAAACAATGATAGCGTTAACATTAATATTATTATTAATATAATATTAGCAAGAACCATGCCAACAGTAAGTAAGTTAGTCTTCACTATTATGTCTCCAGTCGTCGTAATCCTTCGCATTGTCCTCTAGCAGATCGAGTAAGTCATCGTCAGCATCTGTCATCAATTCAGGGTTGCCCAATGCGATACAGTCGGTATCAGCTAAACACCATTGGCATAGCTGGACATAATCGCCACTGAAAATAGACTTCTTAGTCGATTCGTAGTCCGTCAATTCACGGTCGCAACTTAAACAACGCATCAGCGCCTCCATTCCTTTAAATATTTATTCCAAAGATGCTTATTAACATCGACCAGTGGTTGAAGCCGACTAGCCTTATTAAACTTGCCCAAGGCCAGTAGCTTTAGGTAGTGGTCAATCGTCTTCATTGCGTCCAAGCTGAAGCGCTATCGGTTGCTTTGAAAACATATCAATTGTAACAGTGCCTTTCTCTGTCTCAATCTCTAATGTCGTGTAATTACCTGTTAATGAATCAGGCTTATGTTGTATTAGTGCAACAGTAGTGACTTTGCTTAGTGTAATATCCATTTCTTTAATCCTTTCAGTGTTAATAATGCCCAGCAAGGCCCTTTAGAGGCTATGTAGCGGGTTTGTATGGCCTAAGACATACCTACCTATTATAGCAGGTATGGCAAGGCTAGAATGGCCCATAAGAGGCCATAACAACCGAGACAGGTTACAATGAGCAGAATGTAAAAGGCTGGCCCGTGTCCTTTATCGATGATTCGATCAAGAATGAAATCAGGCTTGCCCTTAGTGTAATCCTGACCTTGGATGTCATTGTTTATGATTTTGTCAATGTTTTTCATTGTTTACCTTTCTAAGTTGAGCTTCAAAGATTTTCTTAAAGTCATCATTGGTTGACCTAGGCTTTGGTCTACTAGGTTGCTGGTGCTGCTTAGGTTGCGGCATTGTTGCGTCAGTTGGTTTTACTTTCATTGTTTTAATCGTCCATGTGTAGAGTTGAGCCAACGGCATAAATACCAAAGGCTGATAAAGTCAGGCCCAAAAGCCAAATCTGCCAAGGCTCTTCACCAGTGATGATAATCATGCAGATGATGAAGGCTGCAAACATGAGACAGCATAGGCCAATTAAGGCGTATAGGAAGTTGAACATTGTTTATCCTTTCTGGGGCCGAAGCCCCGTTAGTTAACCTCGTAAGTAAATATCGTATTCTCGATTATCATGTGGATCGCCAGGATCGCCACCAAATTCACACTCAACTAAGCAAATAAAACTAGCTGCTGGGTTGTACTTTTTTCGATAGGGTGATGGCGTGTTTGCAGCATTAAGATGGATATTTAGCAAAACATCATCATAAATTTCAAAAGGCTTATCAATGCCGAATTGTTGTGCAACTGTTTGAACAATCTGGATAGCTTGCGGATAGGATACTTGATTCATTTGTATTGCTCCTTTGTTGTTAACCACACCTTCATTAGACACTACAAGTCTGGATAGTGCAACCCAAATGTATTAGGGAAAACCCTTATCTTGACTTAATTGCTTGGGTAATATGTCCAGGCTATCAAGGATTGATATTGATTGGCCTAGGCTTTACTGCTTTATAGCGTTACTACAGGGATGCTATAGTGTTACTATAGTGGTCCCACAGCAATATTCATACCACTATAAAGTTATCCACAGCTTATCCACATAGTTATCCACAGGCTAACATAGTCAGCACTAACTAACCTAGTTATGTAAGTAAGTATTAACTAACATAGGGGGGAGGGTGGTGATGATCTTTTAAAATTTTTATGAACCATCATCACTACACAAAAAAGAAAAAACAACCTGTGTTAATTATAATAAAATAGGGACAGAGTAACACAGGCTATATCATTGATATTATTCAATATTGTACAAGCCAGGTGTAATATTGGAAACTGTGCTATGCGAAGGTCGCTAGAGACAGTGATAGCTTCTGTGCATTGCGAAGGCCAACATAGTAAATATTTACTATTTTATGCAGAAATTACTTGACTTTTTGCTAAAAGTATGCTACCCTCTTCCTGTGTAAACCAAACAACGACACAATATAGGACTTCGCTGACTTCAAGGTTTTAGAGTTCGACGGTAAGTTACAAAATTATCACATGGTGGCTAATTTTAAGTAAAAGCGTTTTAACGCAAAAATAAAAAAGTAAGAACTTAAGATTCTAAGACTTTGACTTACAGCGAAGACTATATTGTAGATAATATCAGCGCTGATATTAATGATAGCGCTAATACAAAACCTTTCAATTTAAAGAAAGATAATTTTTATTCAATGAATACTGATGACTCGTCTACCAAGACTGTCTGTCCTGTCTCTGAGTCTGGACCATCTGTCTTAACCGTGGCAGACGGTGCTGACCAAAAGGTTGCACCAGTTGCCAAGAACAAAGGCGGGAGACCTAGGAAAGCAGACATTGAAGCAAAGTTAAAACCTGGCAAGCGTGGTCGTCCTCAAGGGGATTACCAAAAAGCCAGGGAGCTGGCAGCAAGGATGTTAGTGGCTGGTAGCGATAGGATGCTACAGACGCTGATAAGGATGGCTCTGACAGAAGGGCATCCCAATCAGATGGCATCCTTGAAGATGTGTTTAGATAGATCGTTGCCTATTAGTTATTTTGAGAATAAGAGTGAAGCTGGTAATGGTAATGGAGGAATCACCATCAACATTACAGGTGTAACACAACCTGCTCAAATACAAACCAGCGACGATATTATCGATGTAGATTCAGAACAGAAGTGATCTGTCATGACTTTTAAACATGACAAGCTAATGTTGGGACAAAATGGAGATTAACTGGTCACTGTTACCCTGGCAGTTGGAAGTGTGGCAGGACAAGCGCAGGTTCAAGGTCATTGCTGCTGGTCGCCGCTGTGGTAAGAGTAACCTAGCCATTAAGATGCTTCTTGCAAGGGCTCTAGAGGCTCCTGAAGGCTCTGCTGTAGTGTATGTAGCACCAACCCTAGGGCAGGCTAGGCAGATCGCCTGGGATGCCTTGTTAGCCCAAGGTGGAAAGGCAATTAAGCAAGCCCATGTCAATAACATGGACATTACCTTGGTTACTGGCAGGAAGATTCATGTAAGGTCGGCAGAGAACCCTGATGCTCTGCGAGGATTGAAGCTGTACTTTGCTGTTATTGATGAGGCTGCGTTTGTCAAGGAAGACTTGTTTACCAAGATCATCAGACCAGCCTTAGCAGACTTAAAAGGTGAGGCTGTATTGATTAGCACACCTGATGGGCGTAACTGGTTCTACGATGCATTTAAGACGGGTGAAAGTGGTAAGTACAAGGATTGGCATTCTTGGCATTTAACAACCAAGGACAACCCGACCATTGACCCTGAAGAGATTGAGGCGGCTAAGTCAACATTAAGTACCTTCCACTTCAATCAAGAGTTTATGGCATCCTTTACCAACAGTGGTAGCGGGTTGTTTAAGGAAGAATGGCTAAAGTATGGCAAAGAACCTAACCAAGGTAGCTGGTACATAGCCATAGATTTAGCAGGCTTTAAGGATGTATCTAATGCCACCACAGCAGCACAGAAGAGGCTAGACCAGTCTGCCATTGTGGTGGCGAAGGTCACAGATGATGGTGACTGGTTTATCGATAAGATTGAGTATGGCAGGTGGGATATTGATGAGACTGCCATGCGGATTATTAAGAATGTTTCTGAGTACAGACCAGTCTCAGTAGGCCTAGAGAAGGGCATGGCTAGACAGGCTGTACTAGGACCGTTAGAGGGGCTCATGCGGCGCTACAACACCTACTTCAAGGTGGAGGAGTTAACGCATGGCAACCAGAAGAAGACAGACAGGATTATGTGGTCTTTGCAGGGTAACTTTGAGCATTCTAGGATAACGCTGAATGAAGAGGAAGACTGGGATGAGTTCATAGACCAGTACCTGATGTTCCCATCAACGCAGGTGCATGATGACTTGATTGATGCTTTGTCGTATGTGTCTCAGTTGGCAAAGAATGTTGCCACTGATGACTTTGAAGAAGAAGATTGGTCTCCCTTAGATGATGTTGTTGCATACTAAATTATGAATAAAAACACACCAGAGTTTATAGATAGAATTAACAATCCAGAAAAATATCCTTATATCAGTAATGAGGACGGTAGTATATCAACACATAGGATGGCTGCTGAGTTTGATGAAGACACGGGCAAATGGTTTGTGTTTCCAACTATTGTAATGCTTCCATCAGGCAAGCTAAAAGAATTTGAAGATCCTATGGAGGCTATGCAATATAACCTTCAGGTTGGTAATTTTTTAGAAATGAACAGTAAAAAAGATGCACTTAAATACGCTGAAGGTGGCTATAAAAAAGGCACACCACTGGAAACATTTAACCCAAAAGATTTTGAAGATATTCTATCAAACCCATTAACGCAAGACACCATTAAATAGGACGCACTATGGCAAACACAACTAACCAACTTGCTGGCTGGATACTTTCACAGTGTGAAGACTGGCGTAACCACCGTGACACCAACTACCTAGAGCAATGGAAAGAGTATGAGCGCTTATGGCGTGGTGTCTGGGCTGCTGAAGACAGCACCAGAAAGTCAGAGAGAGCGAAGTTGATTACTCCAGCACTTCAGCAGGCTATAGAAACCCATGTAGCAGAGATTGAAGAGGCTGTCTTTGGTCGTGGTGAGAAGTTCTTTGACATCACAGATGACCTTGCTGACCAGCAGCGCATCGATGTTGAGCAGGTTAAGAACCAAATGATCGAGGATTTTAAGAAAGATAAGGTTCGTAAGTCTGTTTCTGACATTATTCTGTTATCTGCGATCTATGGCACTGGCATTGGTGAGGTTTTGCTGAAAGAAAAGACAGAATTAGCGCCTGCAATGCGCCCAATCGCTGAAATGGGGCTAACAGCAGTGGGTGTTGAAGAGAAACAGCGCTTCTCTGTGCAACTTAGGCCTATAAACCCCAAGAATTTCCTTATTGAGCCGTCAGCAGCCACTGTAGAAGAGTCACTTGGCTGTGCGATTGAGGAGTTTGTATCGTTACACAGCGTTATCTCAGGCATGGAGTCAGGTGTTTATGAGAAAGTACCTAACTTCGGAGCTACTACCGTTGATGATGACTTAGAGCCTGTACAGGAAGACATCGCTTACCAGCAAAACAGGGTGAAATTGCTTCGTTGGTATGGCATGGTTCCTCGACGATTGCTTGAAACAGCCTTTGAAGAGGGCGAGTATGTTGACTTATTCAACGAAGATAACAAAGAATTAGGCGTTGACGGTGCAGAATACTCTGATTTGGTAGAGGCCATCGTTGTTATCGCCAATGACCAGTATTTGTTAAAGGCTGAAGAAAGTCCTTACATGATGAAGGACCGCCCCGTTGTGGCTTTCCAGAACGACTCTGTCCCTAATTACTTCTGGGGTCGTGGTATCGCTGAGAAGGGCTACAATATGCAGAAGGCTATTGATGCCCAAGTCCGCAGCCACCTAGACAGCCTAGCCTTGACGACAGTACCTATGATGGGTATTGACGCTACCAGGCTACCTCGTGGTGCTAAGTTTGAAGTAAGACCAGGTAAGACCATCCTTACTAACGGCAATCCATCAGAGGTTCTCCAGCCATTTAAGTTTGGTAACACTGATCCTACCAACCTAGCCACTGCTAAAGAGTTTGAGCGCATGATGCTGATGGCAACAGGGACGATGGATTCTTTTTCGACACCAGCACATACATCAGGCGAAGGTGCAGGATTATCGCCAGGATTGTCATCAATCATCAAAAAGAACAAGCGTACTCTTGTAAACTTCCAAGAGCAATTCTTGATTCCATTTGTGAAGAAGTCTGCGTATCGTTATATGCAGTTTGATCCTGAGCGCTATCCTTCCGCTGATTACAACTTTATTCCTTCATCTAACCTTGGAATTATCGCCCGTGAATACGAGCAATTCCAGTTTATCAACCTGCTGAAGACACTTGGACCTGACAGCCCTGTTGTGCCTTTGGTGCTGAAGTCCATCATTGAGAACAGTGGCCTTAATAATCGTGAAGAGATGATTGCACAGCTTCAGCAGATGATGCAGCCAGACCCACAGCAACAACAAGCCCAGGCGCAGGTAATGCAGCTACAGATGCAAAAGGCCCAGTTGGAGTTGGCTGACTTACAAGCCGATGTTCAACTCAAGCAGGCCAAGACACAGTCTGAGGTTGTTGACACACAGCTTAAGCCAGCAGAGTTACAGGCCAGCATTGCAGCTTCTGCATCAAAGTATTTGCAGGATAGTAATGATCCCACGGCAGAGTTTGAGCGTAGGATTAAGTTAGCCAATGTAGCGCTGAAAGAGAAAGACATCGACACTAAGAAAAGGATCGCTGAGTTGCAAGTTGTCGCATCTAGGCAAAAATAATTCAAAAAACACTTGACAAATAACTTAAGTTGTGGTATGCTCTCATTTAAGTTAGTAAGCGCCCACTACGGAGACAACGCTTGAGTCAAGAAGATTTAGAGTTTTATGAGCGCAGGTTTGATTTATTTGCGCTAGATGGCTGGAAAGAACTTGTAGAGGACTTTGCCAAGCTAAAGGAAACATTGCAGAACATCTCCCATATCAATACCGAACAGGATCTTTGGTATAAGCGTGGGCAGATAGAGATGATTAACTACCTAGTTCAGCTTAAAACTCTAACTGAGCAGGCATACGAGGAGTTAATTAATGAAGATTCTGAATGATTTTCAGTGTTCAAAAGGACACATCGAAGAATACTTTGTTGACATGGATCAGACTTCTGTTCCTTGCCGGCATTGTGGTAATGACGCAACTAAGTTGCTGTCAGCACCCAGAATAGCATTAGATGGCGTAAGTGGGGACTTCCCAACCGCCTCCGATGCCTGGGTGAATCGTCGTAATTCGCATATTGCCTGGGAACGCAAAACAGGCAGAAGCGAAGAGTGGCAGTAAGCGGATAAGAGAAACCCCGCAATAGTTAAGTGTTCTCTCTAGAAAGCTAATAGGCTCAGGAGACTAATATGGCTGAATTTATTGAGGAAAGTGTTGATTCCACGGACGAACCTGAACAAGAAGAGCAACAACAAGTAGTTCAGGAAAGTCAAGCAGTAGAAACCAACGAAGAAGATAATCTCCCTGAAAAATACAAGGGCAAGGATTATAAAGAGATTGTCAGGATGCATCAGGAAGCTGAAAGGCTTATTGGTCGTCAGGGCAGCGAAGTTGGTGAACTACGGCGCATAGTGGACGAATTTATCAAGGCTCAAGCCCCAAATAAACAGCAAATGCAACCTGAAGTTGACGAAGAAGATTTCTTCGCTGACCCAAAGAAAGCGGTAGAACGGGCCATTGATAGCCACCCCAAGGTCAAGCAAGCCGAACAGATGGCTTCTGACATGGCAAAGGCTAGGGCGCTGGAAGCGTTAAAAAGCAGGCATCCAGATTTTACCAATGTTGTAAGTGATCCAGCTTTTCAAAATTGGATTAACGCATCAAAGGTAAGGTCAGAATTGTTTGTTCGTGCTGATCGTCAGTATGATTATGAGGCTGCTGACGAATTGTTGTCACTCTACAAAGAGCGTCAACAAACAGCACAGAATGCGGTTTCAGCAGAGAAGAATGCCCGATCACAGCAAGTTAAAGCTGCTACCACAACTGTTTCTGCTGGTTCAGATGAAGCGCCTTCTAAGAAGATTTTTAGGCGGCAAGATATTATTCGACTGATTCAAACTGACCCTGATAAGTATGACTCCATGCAAGATGAAATCATGGCTGCTTATCGTGAAAACAGGGTCAAATAGCTAACTTTCTATAAAGGATATTTAAAATGGCTCTCGGAACTGATCATGTAGTACAAACTGGTGTAAATACCGCAGGTTTTGTGCCTGAGGTATGGTCTGATGAAATCATCGCTGCATACAAGAAGAATCTTGTTGCTGCTAACCTCATCAAGAAGATGAACATGAAGGGCAAAAAGGGTGATGTGGTTCACTTTCCCGCACCTGCCCGTGCTGACGCTACTTCCAAGTCTGCTGAGGCTCAAGTTACTCTGATTGCTGAAAGCGGCACTGAGAAGACTGTCACGATCAACCAGCATTACGAGTACAGCCGACTGATCGAAGACTTTGCTGAAGTTCAGGCTCTGTCATCGCTTCGTCGCTTCTACACGGATGACGCTGGTTATGCGCTTTCTAAGCGTATCGACACTGATATTCTTGTTCTTGGTCGTGAAGCACAAGGTGGCGCTGCTACCAACGCTTACACCAAGGCTTATATCGGTGGTGACGGTGCAACTCTTTATGTTGCTGCCAGCAACAACGAAAGCGCCATCACTGACGCTGGCTTCCGTCGTGCTATTCAGCGCCTTGATGACGCTGATGTGCCTATGGATAACCGTAACTTCGTTATTCCTCCTTCGGCTCGTAACACGATTATGGGTCTTAGCCGCTTTACCGAGCAGGCTTTTGTTGGATCTGGCGAAACCATTCGCAACGGTCAGATTGGCGATATGTACGGCGTGAAAGTGTTTGTTTCGACAAACGCTACCACGACTTCTGGCTCTGCTGGCGCTCGTATCGCTCTCCTGTTCCATCCTGAGTGGGCTGTTCTTGTTGAGCAACTCGGTGTTCGTGTTCAAACGCAATACAAGCAAGAGTACCTCGGTACGCTCTTGACTGCTGACACCCTCTACGGTGTTGGTGAGTTGCGTGACACCTCCGCAGTGGCTCTCGCCGTTCCTGCTTAATGATGCTAACGGTGGAGGCCTAACCAGTCTCCACCATCTTTAAGAAAGGAAAATAAAATGGCTGCAACAAGTGTATCATCTGTACGAGGTAAACAACAATTCCAGGGTATGTTTAATGAAATGTGGACTGCCAAAGGAACGATTGATTTTGGTGAAGTTGCTGATGGCGATGAAGCTGTAGACACCATTGCTGTTCCTGGTGTTGCTCTTGGTGACATTGTTCTTGGTATTTCTGCTTCGATTGATGTTGCTGATATAGCCGTTACTGCGGCTGTCACAGCAGCTAACGAAGTTACTGTTCAAGTTATTAACACAACTGGCGGTGCTGTTGATCTCGGCTCTGCTGTTTTCCGTGTTGTTGTTGGTCGTCTGAACATTTAGTTGTACGCCCCTTCGGGGGCTTTTCTATATTGATTGCTAAGTCTATATAGATAAGCCTACAGGAGATACTACATGGCCTTCTTTCGTGGCCCAGGCGGTACAGGAACAGGATCAGTAACTACACTACCTGTCCAAGTTTCAGAAGGTGGTACAGGCGCTACCAGCGCTGCCGATGCTCGTACTAATCTTGAGCTAGGCACTCTTGCATTACAAAACTCAACCAACATATCAGTAACTGGCGGTACTCTAACAGGTATCACAGATATTGCAGTTGCTGATGGCGGCACAGGTTCTTCAACTGCCGCAGGCGCTAGAGTAAACCTGTTACCATCTTACAGCGGCAACGGCTCTAAAGTATTATCGCTGAATGTTGGTGCTACTGATGTTGAATGGACAACCAATGGTAGTGGTACTGTTACCAGTGTAGCAGCAACTGTACCAACAGGGTTGTCTGTTAGTGGTAGCCCTATCACTTCCAGCGGTACACTTGCTATCACCTATGCCAGTGGCTATGCCATTCCCACCACAGCCAAGCAAGGTGAATGGGATACAGCGTATGGCTGGGGCGATCACTCTGCTGCTGGTTATCTAACATCAGAGACATATACAGGAACAGTAACCAGTGTGGCAGCAACAGTGCCTACTGGTTTTGCTATTACTGGAAGCCCTGTTACTACTAGCGGCACATTAGCAATTGCATTTGATACTGGTTATTCACTGCCTACAACAGCAAGCCAAGGCAATTGGGATACAGCGTATGGATGGGGTGACCATGCCAGTGCTGGTTATTTAGATAGTGGCGATATTGGCGTAACAGTACAGGGTTATGACGCTGATACTGCTAAATACGACGATGTAACAGCAAACTTCTCAGGCACTCTTCAGAACGGTGGTAACACCGTATTAACAACTGCATCAACCATTGAAGGTGGAACATACTAATGGCTACAATACTAATTAAGAAGCGTGATACAACTGGCGCACCGTCAACAGGTGATCTAACCAACAGCACTGGCGGTGCTGAGCTTGCTGTTAATACTGCTGACAAGCGCCTATACTCTAAAGACAGTGGTGGTAATGTTGTAGAGATTGGTACTAATCCTACTGAGATTCAAGTTGATAATATCAACATCAATGGTAATAGCATCACCAGCACCAACACTGATGGTAATATTACTCTTGATCCTGATGGGACAGGTACAATTGAGTTATCTGGTCCTGTTCTTATCTCTGATAACTTAGTTACTCGTGCAACATTAAAAGATTATGCCATTGAAGGCTCTGCTGTAGGCAACACAGGTGCAACACGGACACTTGATCTGAACGATGCTAACTTCTTTTCAGCAACATTGGATCAAGACTGTACCTTTACCTTTAGCGATCCACCAGCATCAGGTGACTTTGGTGCGTTTGTGCTGGAGTTGACCAATGGCGGTGCATTTACAATTACATGGCCTGCCGCTGTAGACTGGCCTGGCGGTACTGCACCTACATTAACAGCGTCTGGTGTTGATCAATTGGTCTTTACGACCAGGGACGCTGGTACAACCTGGCTTGGCTTTGCTGCTGGATTGGACATCAAGTAATGGCAGACTTAACAGGAATGTTGCAAGCTGCGGCTGGCAATGCTGGCGGTGGCGGGGAAGAAGCAGACGAGCATTTCCAGAATACCGTCTTGCTTCTGCATGGTGATGGCAACCAAGGTGCTACTAACTTTAGCAACACTGGTGATCCTAGCTACCTAGCTTTCAAAGATAACTCCACAAACAACTTCCCTATTACTGTGAATGGCGATGCCTACGGTGACAACTTCGGGCCGTATGCGCTTGAGGATGGGAATTGGAGTAACTTCTTTGATGGGACTGGGGATAACTTAACTTTGGCTGGTAGCTCTGCTTTTGCCATCGCTACTTCATCAACTCCATTTACTATCGAGACTTGGATTTATCCAACGGCAT